GGTCGCGGAGAGCGCAATATTTTTGTCCATAAGGGTAAAAAATTTTCAGGCATTTCGTTACGCAAACTCACAATTGTCTGACTTTATCCCGTAGGGATAAAAGGTACCCAAAGGTACTATTGAATGTGTTATTATGATATCGTGGAAAAACGAACAGGAGCGAGGCAGAAAGCCTTGCTCTTTTTGGTTTTGGGGGTGTGAGTATATGGCAACGAAAAAAGACGAAGTAAAAACTTCCTCTGCGGGCAAGACAAAAAAGCCTGCTATGAAAGCAAAAAAAACTGCCGCAAAGGCAAAGAGCTCAGCAGGAAGAAAACCGGGAACGGCTGCGAAGACAAAAACTTCGGCAAGCAAAGAAGCCCGGGAGGAACTGCCGGTAAAGGGGAAAAGTAAAAAAACATCAAAAGCCATATCACCTGCGCCCATTGAAGAAGTTGCTATTGTGGATACGACCTCCACTGAAGCAAATATACATCCGAAGGCTAAGCGGACTGCAGCAAAAACAACGCCCAAGTCCACGAAACCGGCCGCAGCCGCGAAGCCGACGGCGGAAAAAGAAACAAAGAAAACCACGAGGAAGAAAACAACCGGGAAAAAGACCTCGAAGAAAACGACCGTAAAGAAGGCGAAAGCTTCAGAGAAGAGCGAAAAAGCGAAAGTTGCACCGGTGCAACTTTCAACAGAGATCCCCGGTTTGCCCGGAAAGATATCAAAAGATGAGCTTTGTCAGCTTCTTAATCTGTCTTCAAGACGAATTGAACAGCTGGTATCGGACGGGATTATAGACAGGGAACGAACTTCCGAGGGAGTGCGGTTCGCTACAGTGGATACACTGAAAAAATACATAGCCCATCTTGCGGATAAAGCAAACGGCAGGAAAAAGAGCGAGACGGAGACGGAATTAAAGGTTCAGAAGCTTAAAGCTGAAGTTGCTTTAAAAGAGTCCCAGGGCGAATTACATAGATTAAGAACGGAGATCCAGGCAGGACGGTATATACCGTACGAAGAAGTGAAAGTTGAAAACAGTCGGCAAATGATAGTTTTCAAAAACTTTGCACTTGGGATCCCGAACAGGATAGCCGGAAGATTGTCCGGAGCTTTGAAGCCAATAGAGGTTAGGGAAATTGAAAAGGATTTGCAGGAAACGGTAAAAAAGACTCTCAGGAGTTTTGTGTCGAGTGCAGTGCTGGACGAGGAAGATGAAAACATCCCTACACCTAAAGGAAGGACAAAGCTCAATGAAAAGGACGAACCAAAAGATAACCTACGAAAAGTTCAAAGTTAAAAGATATTGGTACGAAGCGCTACAGCTGCTTCTGCCGGCAGAAGATCTGACAGTGTCCGAATGGGCCGCCAGATCGAGAATGCTGGATTCGGTCACCTCGGCCATGCCCGGAATGTGGAATAATGACACAACGCCGTATCTTGTCGGGATCATGGACGAGTTCAACAACTACGAGACCGAAGAGATCATATTCTGCAAGCCCACGCAGGTAGGCGGAACGGAAGCAATGCTTAACATGATGGGCTATGTTATGAGCCAGGATCCCGCGCCTTCAATGGTGGTTTATCCTACGGAACAGCTGGCGAAATGGACATCAAGAAACAGAGTGCAGCCCATGATCAAGCTGATTCCGGAGATAGCTAAGAAGTATGACGAGAACTCGGAAGTACTGGAGCTGCAGTTTGACGGTATGTATCTTTCACTTGCCGGGAGTAATTCACCGGCAACGCTTGCTTCAAAGCCTGTGCGATATCTGTTCCTGGATGAGGTGGATAAATACCCCGGAGCGACAAAGAAAGAGGCTGATCCGGTGAATCTTGCCAGAGAAAGGACGAAAACCTTTCATAACCGTAAGATATACATGACATCAACTCCGACTACAAAGACGGGGCATATCTGGGAAGCTGTACAGAAAGCAGACGCCGAAAAGCACTATTTTGTGCCGTGTCCGCATTGTGGGGAATTTATAGAACTGAAGTTTAGCAATATACGGTTCCCAAAAGAAGAGGGAATGACTCACGAAGACAGGGCGGAGCTTTCAAACTATGTATGCCAGGTATGTGGATGCTTCATAACGGATACGGATAAGCATTTAATGCTGAAAAAAGGCGAGTGGCGCGTCGTAAGACAGAAGAGCGAAACGCCGCAGTCGGTCGCATTTTGGATGAATACACTGTATAGCCCTTTTGTAAGGTTTGCAGATATAGCAAGAGAGTTCCTTAAGACAAAAGATGACCCCGAGGAATTTCAGAATTTTACAAATTCGTGGTTGGCGGAACCATGGGAAAACAGCCACTTAAAGACAAGCGCAGAGCTTGTTATGGAAAGACAGACGGAATTGCCTGAGTTCGTCGTTCCGTCATGGGCCAAGATGCTTACGGCGGGAGTAGACGTTCAGGAGACGTCTCTTTACTACAGCATAAGAGCATGGGGAGACTTCCTTACAAGCCAGCTGGTAACAAGAGGACAGGCATTGTCTTTTGAAGAGATAGACAGGGTAATGAACCTGGAATATAAAAAGCCTGACGATACACCGATGATCGTTCAGCTGTGCCTGGTAGACTCCGGCGACCAAACGGATGACGTTTATGATTTCTGCATGGAGCATAGCGAATGGGCACTACCCGTCAAAGGATCTTCACACGCTCAGTTGTCGCATTACAAGTTGTCAAAGATAAACAAAGAGGGAAGCAGTGCATACGGCATGACTCTTGTTTTGGTTGACGGCGGAAAATATAAAGACATGATAGCCGGAAGGATGCAGAAGCCAAACGGTAAAGGCAGCTGGATGGTATTCAATGGCATTGATGATGAATACTGTAATCAGGTTACGGCAGAGGAAAAGGTCAATGTAAAAGGCAGCAACGGAGAAGTTAAGCAGGTATGGAAACCGAAACACTCACACGCTGACAACCATTTTCTCGATACCGAAGTTTACAATATGGCAGCTGCCGACATCCTGGGAGTACGAAGCTTGCACTTGAAAGAGCAGGAAGAAGTAGGACGGGAGCAGCAGAAACAGGAACAGGCGCAGCCCGAAGATAAATACAATCAAGGCGAGTGGTTATCGAAGCACGATAACTGGCTCAGATAAAATAGACAGACCGCAGGAAAGAAGGTGAAAATATGGCAGGAGGAAACACGCAGGAGGTTACCCTTCAGAACACAATGTTGATGTCAACGCCGGAACTGCTTAAGGAAGTAAATAATGCCATATATAAGATTGCGGTTGCAGGTCAGGAGTATAAGATAGGATCCCGTTATCTGAAAAGAGCTGACCTTAAGGAGCTGTATAAGATACGAAATGACTTAATGGCGCAGGAGGCATCAGAAAACCAGACAGGATTCTTTGATGACTGCTATGTTGCCGTATTCGACAAACGCTAAAGGAGGCCGGACATGGGTTTTATAGATAACATAGTGGCAAAGCTTAGCCCAAAGGCAGCCTATGAGCGCGAAGCATACAGAAGGGCTTATGACTGGCTGAGAAACTACGATGCAGGAGATTACGACAGGCCCAATCAGAATTGGCGGGTCGATAACCAGTCAGCAGAGCTGACAGACAGATACAGCCGAATGAATGTACTGGCAAGGGCAAGAGACTTAGAGCGCAATAGCGATATCATGAACTCGGTTATCGGAGCCTTTGAAAGAAACATCATAGGCGGCGGTTATTCCCTACAGGCACAGACCGGAGAACCGGAGCTTAACAAGACCATTGAAAAAGCCTGGAAGAAATGGTGCAAAAAGCGTAATTGCGATGTCACCGGAACACAGAGTCTTAACCAGATGCTTAGAATGGCCGTACACCGCAAGAAGGTGGATGGCGGCATATTGTTTGTAAAGAGATACACATCGGACGGATATTTACCGTTCAAGTTGCAGATGGTGGAAGTTGACGAGCTGGACAGCGACACAATGGTACCGCACAATCAGGGCAACAAGGTTGTAGGCGGTATAGAGTATAATAAGTGGAATAAGCCTGTCGGATACTTTATCAGACAGTATGACTTAGACGGATTTACCATAACGGAGCCTATATGGGTAAAGGCCGATGATGTTATATTCTACTACTCGAAGAAAAGACCGTCACAGATCCGTGAGATGTCCGATATGGCACCGACAATCACAAGGATAAGAGACGTCAACGAATTTATGATGTCGATTTCTGTAAAGCAGAGAATAGAAGCTTGTCTATCCGTCTTTATAAAGAAGACGATACCTACAGGCGGAATAGGACGGTCGGGAACGGGAGCGGCATCGGCAGACCGCACAAGCTATGACGGAAAGATGCTCAGCCCCGGCATGATCAAAGAGCTTAACGCGGGCGACGAAGTGCAGGTTGTAAATCCGGCAGGACAGGCGACCGATGCCACAAGCTTTACAAAGCTACAGCAAAGACTTATAGGCGCAGGACAGGGCATAAGCTATGAAGCTATGTCAAGGGATATGTCAGAATCTAATTATTCCAGCGCAAGGCAGGGAATAATCGAAGATGACTTAACCTGCAGTGCAGAGCGCGAGCTTCTTACAGAGGTTATGGACGAGATATACGAAACTTTTGTTATATCAGCCGTACTTGCCGGCAAGCTTGACATTCCTAAATTCTGGGACGAAGGCGAGAAAGAAAGATATTTAAGTCATGGCTGGATTAAGGCACCGAAGCCGTGGATAGATCCTGTGAAGGAATCTACCGCAAACAGAACCGCTATGGAAACCGGACAAAAGACTTTTAAGGAAATTGCCGGAGAGAACGGCAAGGACTGGAGGCAGCAGCTTGACGACATGGCAGAAGTTATAGACTATGCCAACAACTTAGGCATAGACCTAACCTCAATACTATTCGGTCAGAAAACCCTTGAAGTTATAGAGCAGGGCGAGCAGCAAGAATAAGCATAGTCCGATTTATTGGACATGGCTTAAAAATAGATACTAACATTTCCGCATTTGCGAAAGTGTGGAAAGGAGATAAACGAGATGTCAGAGAGAAACAAAAGCACCGAACAGAACGGAACATTACAGAGATGCTTAAACATCAACTCCATCAGAGCTGTGGAAGGCGAAGGAAACGGGCGCAGGTTTGAATTGTCGTTCAGTTCTGAAGAGCCATACGACAGATGGTGGGGGACTGAGATATTATCCCATGCTGAAGGAGCTGTTAACCTGGATAGGCTTAACAGCATAGGCGTACTTCTGTTCAACCATAACCGGGATGAAGTTATCGGAAAGATAATCAGTGCAGAGATTAAAGACCTCAGAGGAAAGGCAACAGTCGAGTTTGACGAGGACGAAAAGAGCGAGGTTATCTTCCAGAAGGTAAAGGGCGGCACCTTAAAGGGTGTATCAGTCGGATATATGGTTGAAGTATGGGAAGAGGTAGCAGCCAATAAGAAAAGCACCGACGGAAGATTTACCGGGCCTTGTGATATAGCGACAAAGTGGACACCTTACGAGATATCCATAGTCAGCATACCGGCAGATCCTACGGTCGGAGTCGGAAGATCACACCAT